GGCCCAAGACCTGGCAGGAATGCCGCGATCTGGCGTGTTTTCTTGCGGGGCCGAACACCAATGTTCGCGCTTCGGATTTGTATGGCCAGCAGCATTACGATGCTGTCTGCGAGAAGTTCGGCGATGCATCGGCTCTGGATAAATACCAGACCGTGTTTATCGACAGCATCACGGAAGCTGCCCGCCTCTGCATGGCGTGGTGTGAGACGCAGCCCGAGGCGATGACCGCCAAAGGCGATAAAGACACGCGCGGAATGTATGGGCTTCTCGGCCGGCAGATGATTGCGTGGATTAAGCGTCTTCAGCAGGCAAGGACGCGTAACGTGGTGTTCGTCTGCCTGCTGAACGAGGACGAGGATGATTTCGGCCGCAAGACCTGGAGCATCCAGATTGATGGGGCAAAGACCGGCAGGGAAATGCCCGGCATTGTTGATGAGGTGATTACTTTTGCGATCATCCGTCCTGATGAGGGCGACCCCTACAGGGCGTTCATCACGAGCCCGGAGAATGAATGGGGCTTCCCTGCGAAGGACCGTTCCGGGCGTCTTGCGCCTATGGAGAAACCGCATTTGGGCGAGCTGTTCGCCAAGCTTTTAGGTTAAGGAGAAACACACATGTCAGCTTTTGATTTCAACACGGCCGAAGTGTCTGGGTCCGGGTCCAGCGGCCCGATACCGGACGGCACGGTGGCGCCGGTTATCCTGCATCTGCGCGGGCTCAAGACATCGTCTCGCGACACGCGCATTCAAGGCCTTGATCTGGAGTACACGGTCCTTGAAGGTCCCTTCAAAGGGCGCAAAGCCTGGAAGTGGGCCGGCATCACGGGCACGGGTAGCGATGGCCATAACAAGATGATCGCCATCACGCGGTCGATGATCCGCGGCATTCTTGAAAGCGCATATGGCGTCCGCTCGACGGATGACAGCCCGGAAGCCATGGCCGCTCGCAAGATCAATGACTGGGATGATCTGGATGGCATCGCGTTCGTCGCCCGCTTCGGGATCGAAGAGGGCTCGGATTACGTTGACGCCCGGTCGGGCGATACCGTCAAAGGCAAGGCCAAAAACACGGTGACCGCCGTGGGAGTTGATGAGGCGGATTACGCCGGGTTCAAGCCGGCAAAGCCAAAGGCGGCGGGCATTCCCAAGCCGCCTGCTGGTGTCAAAGCGTCAACGCGCCCTGCCTGGGGCTGATCTTAACGGGGCCAGCTTCGGCTGGCCCCCATGGGGTTTATCATGTCGAGAAACGACCCGGACACCCGGGCCGCGGTGGAGGCCGCAGCCCGGTTGAAACAACTATTGAAAGATCGCGGCCACCACATCACCGCGCAGGAGGCTGAGGTTATGGCTTCCAGCGTGGTGTGTGAGTGGATCAAGCACAGGACACATCACTGGGCTGTGCGGCGCGGAACTCCGCCGTTCGGCGATCCTGATGCGATGACGCAGGGGTTTGCTTTGGCTGCTCTGGGCATGATCGCCAGCAAGGCCGGCGGGCTGGAGTGGGGCAAGCCGCTGGGTGACTGGACGGCGGATGATGCCAGCTTGCTGTTTGCGATTGCTTACGAGGCGATCGAGGCCAGGCGCACGCATACTTTGGAGGACAGCGATAACCCGGAGGACATTGGCGCATGAGTTTAAGGTTTAAGCACATTGATGAGCAAAACCGCAGAGCGGCGGCAGAGCTGGCTGCGCGAAAGGTTAGTTGCGAGGGGTGTTTCTGGCTGGTCCGGCATCCCCGGCCCATGTGCCGGGGCGAGACGTCACCGCACTATCGCACCGCGCGGGAAAGCTATCACGAGCGTTGCCATGCGTTCAGCGTTACGGGCGCGATGCCGGTGATTGAGAATCCCAAGCGCGAAGAGCGCCGCGCACGCAAGGAGGTTATCAGGCGATGATCGACTTTAACCCATCATCCATGCAGCGGTCGGTTGCGATCACTTCGCTGCATGAGGCGCTTGAGAAGGCTCCTCGAGCTCACGAAAAGCGGCGTGAATATGTGGGAGCATCGGCGATCGGTGGCCCGTGCGAGCGGCGCGTGCAGTATGACTTCATGGGCGCGCCTTATGACGAGGGATGGCGTCATTCTGCCCGCACGATGCGCATTTTTGAGCGCGGCCATAAGCTGGAAAGCATGGCCGCCATCTGGCTGTCGGATGCCGGATACCGGCTCACACAGACGGGCAAGAACGGGGCGCCCATTGGCTTCTCGGTTGCGGGCGGGGCATTCCGTGGGCACGTTGATCGCGTGATTACGGGCGGTCCTGACGGGCTGCAATATCCGCTGATCTGGGAGCATAAGGCGCTTGGCCTGAAGTCTTGGAAAGCCATTGAGAAGTCCGGGCTGGCAAAAGCCAAGCCGGAATACGCCGACCAGATTGCGCTTTATCAGGCGTATCTGGACCTGACGAACCCGGCTTTGTTCATGGCCACCTGCGCGGATACGATGGAAGTCTATTTTGAATTGGTTCCGTTCGACAAGCAGCGCGCCCAGACAGCGTCAGACAGGGCTGCTGAGATTATTGCTGACAGCCGTGCGGGCGCATTACGCCCTCGCTGCACGGATGACGCGGAGTTCTGGGCGTGCAAGGATTGTCCGTTTCGCAGGAGGTGCTGGGGATGAGCGATCAGTCAGAAACAATAAAGCTTATGAAGTTTGTCTGGGATGCCGGGGACAAAAATGTCTTCTGGGCAAGATATTTGTGCGAGCAGGAATTGCTGACTGAAGAAGGAAAGGTTGAGTTCATCAAAAGATTGGGATTGGATTTGATCTTGCGGGCTTATTCCTCGCGCCGCGGCATTCTTTTTGGGCAACTATCCGAAGAGAAACGAAAAGAAGAAAGAATGCTGATTGCTGAAGAAATTCGCAATCTCGCCGATGCCATCGAAAATCATCTGGAATTTTACTGATGCTGGATTTCAACGACGCCGCACGCCAGCAGCCCTTTGAGGACGCGATGGCGCGCAAGGAACGGGTCTACCGAACCCTTCAGGGCCGGGTGCGGGAGTTCGTGCGGTATCTCTACCCACGCGCCACGATGGGCCCACGGGATGCCCGGATTGGGGATGTTTCGGGGTCCAAGGGACTGAGCCTGTCCATTAGCCTGACGGCGGATGATACGGCGGGGAAATGGATCGACCATGCCACGGGCGATCGGGGGGATGTGTTCGGGCTTTATGCCGTGGCACACAATCTGGATGTCGCCCGGGACTTTGCCCAGATCCTGGCCGAGTGCGATGCGTGGGCCGGCGGGACACCGGCGCCGCGGGCGGTTGTGCGCCACGAGGTCGAGGCGTCCAGGCCCCTCGAACCCGAGCCCGAGCGGACGGTAGATGCCCGCTATGTCTACAGGGATAAGGCCGGGCGCAAGATCTGCGAGGTGGTCAGGTATCGGCTGAGTAATGGCAAGAAGAACTTTGCGGTTCCGGGCGGGATGCCATCTCCTCGGCCGCTGTATGGTCTTGAAAGGTGGCATGCGTCAGAAACGGTCGTAATTGTCGAGGGCGAGAAGTGCGTTGACGCTTTGGCGAGTATTGGCGTTGACGCCGCCTCGCTGATGGGCGGGGCTAACACATCGCTGGACAAGGCCGATCTGACGCCGCTGGCCGGCAAGAAGGTGGTGCTCTGGCCCGATGCGGATGAGCCTGGCCGGAAGCTTATGGCGGGGCTGGAAGGGCCGCTGAAGGCCATTGGCTGCTCGGTGCGGGTGTTGGGCATCCCCTCGGGCAAGGCTGATGGCTGGGACGCAGCTGATGCGATTGCAGAGGGTTTTGACGTGGCGGGGTTCCTGCGGGAGCCGGAAACCTCCTCGGCCATCCTGCACGAACTATGGCCGGACATCTCGTTTACTTACGAGGCCGAGCTGGTCGAGGACTTGTTTCCGCGGGTCGGGTTGGGCACGATTTATGGCCCCTCGACGGCCGGCAAGACCTTTGTCGCGCTGGACTGGATGGCGTCGATCGCCACGGGCAGGCAGCTGTTCGGACGGGATACAGAGCCCGTAGGCGTGCTGTATTTCGCCTTTGAGGGGTATTACGGCATCCGCAAAAGGATCGCCGGTATCAAGCAGGAAAAGGGCTACGGGCCCGTGGCGCTTGA